TTGACTTACTACCTTCAGCAGCAATGGTCATAAACTTATCTTCTAGTTTAAGTTCAGGTTTGTTAAGACTTGTAACCACAGATAAAAATTCATTCAGATCATAGATACCGAATTCATTTGTAAATTCTTCTGTAATTTCTGCCTTGGCAAAAATGTTTCTCATAGTTGAGATTGTTGACAACTCTTTACCAGGTTTAATCAATATATTAGTATTGATATCAGCAAAGTTTTTAAGTGTGTCTAATGTGTTTTGATTTAGTTTCATTATATAGATTCTTTCATTTAAGTTATAATAGTATAATAACACTTATGAGGGGTAATGTCAAGCACACCCCTCAAAGTAATTTATTTAATTTTAATTGTACGAGGTTTCTTTTCCTCTGGTACAATCTTTTCCACATCTATTAAAAGCATTCCATCTTTCAATTCAGCAGCATTTACAACCACATCATCTGCAAGTGTAAAAGATTTAGTGAATTTTCTTTTTGAAATACCTCTATGTATGACCTCATCATCTTTCGAATCAGACTCACTATCAACCGATTGTATTTTCAGTTGACCGTTAGCAGTTTCAACAGAAATGTCCTTCTTGCCAAAACCTGCAAGTGCCATTTCAATCTGCCAATTGAAGTCATCTATCTTTTTAATATTGTAAGGGGGGAATGTTTGTGCCTTTTGATGTGTCAAATGCATATCAAAGTGTTCAAACAAGTTGTCGAAGCCTACTGAAAACGGTCGTAGGTCATTCCAGATTTGTAATGTTCTATTCATTTTGTTTCTCCTTTTTAAGCGAGTTATAATTTGAGTCCCATAATTGGCAACTCATAGTTATTTATATAAGTACGATTTAAAAAATGTCAAGTACTTAGAAAAAATATATTGGCGGAGGTAGGTCTCACCCTCTCTTATTCCTAACTTGTCTTACCAAGTATGTCAGTTTATCTTTCCTTGCTTGTTTTACCAAGTCTGTCAGTTTAAAACTGCTACGAAGACCAATGGGCCAATATAAAAACGGCGATTGTTTCTGTCTGTAATAAATCACGACAAGGGACAATCGTCAAACCCTAAATGGTGTCTTTGCGGAAGACACTCTACCTCTTAATACCAGGACTTACGGACTGCCTAGTATTACTATTTATACAACAAATAGACTTAGTTATTAGAATAAGCGTATTTTTGTTTGCCGTATAAAGCACGAATTCCTGCAGCAACTATTTCGTTAGTAGTACCTTTAAATACTTTCTTAACGCCAGCAGCTAGAATTGACTTAGTAGGTGTACCCATTCTATATGAAGTACCAGAAGCAGTTTGGTTTATGTAAACCATATGTCCTTCTGTTCTAAGTTGATCTACCATCGCTCTTGGTGATGTTAAATCGAACCTATTTCTTAAAGTAGTCCATGCAACAGGATTACCTTTTGATAAAAGGTTTATCACCTTTTGTTTTTTTGACAGTTTATTAGCCATTATATATTATCTCCTTCAAGATATTGTCGCCTAATTAAACGATATCAAATACTGGCGACCGTTCGCATTTGATATTTTAGTGAGAGTTATTCCGAAGAAATTTCTCTCAAAAACTTTAACCTCTTTGCCTTAGCAGACCTTCTTAAAGACTCTTTATGTTTTCTTTGTCTTTTAAGAGTAGGTTTTTCATAGTATTGTCTAAGTCTTAACTCTTGCATAAGACCATCTTTTTGTAATTTCTTTTTAAGTATTCTCAATGCCTTCTCGACATTGTTGCCTCTGACTTGTACACTAATTGACATTAATCTCCTTGCCTCACATTTTGATATTTCTTTATATAATCTAACAACCAAGGATTATCTACAAAGACTGTACTCAATCCGTTTGCTGTAGTGTTAACTATTTTTTCTTCTTTGTCACCTACATCTTCACACAATCCAAACTGATAAAATATGCCATGTATAATTTCATGTAATAAAGTATTCGTGCCGTGTACTGATTCTAAACCAGAAGTCTTTAATCCAATCTTACCAGTTTGAGCAAAAAACTCGCCTTGTGCTTCTTCGGTAGTTGAAAAAGTATCTGGCCAAAAGTCAAATTGATAATCAACATAACCAATTTTAATTGAATTAGGTATCGGATAATTTTTAGTTTTGTTTTGTTTCATATGTTTATTATACACTATTTAAGGGTTAAAGTCAAGCCCACACTAACTCGATAGATTTATTACCTTTATAGATATCGCCTAGTAGTATTCGGTACTTATCTTTTTCTTTATGATATCGGTTAAACCAATGTGATAATGTCATAGTTGCATTTGAATCTTTACCATCAGTTTTCCAATCATCTTTATCCAAAGTAGTTATCATAATAAAATGTTTTTGCAATTGTTGATTATGTAATCCGATTATATATTCGTGAGGGGTGACCTTAACACTACCCATACCACCATGTATAGCAGTAGAACTACAATTACCATTCCAACTTCCCATTTTAACTTCTATTCTTTCGGATAAAAATCTCTCATCAAATTTATTAGTTAAATTTTCAAAATGAATATCGGCATAACCTTGTTTGTTTCTAGGTGTAGTACAATATAATTCATCATTTTGTAAACTATTAAATCCGAAAACAAAAGCAGACATACATATATTTGATAAAGGACCAGTTATCTGATTATTTTCCCAACCCATATCATCATCAAATATAATACCATTACCGATACTTCTAAATTCTTTTACCATATCAAGATATTTTTTCAATGCAACTTCAACTATTTTAGGATTAGAATCTAATGTAGTAAAGAAGTTGTGTCTATCTGGATTATATTCTTTATCTGGTTTTTGTTTACCTGCCAAACGCCATGCTTTACCTATGGTAATTTCACCAGCAATTAATCTTTTGTATATATTAGGGTGTTCATCATTTATGGTTACAATTTTTCTGAACTTATCTTTATCTATTCTACTCTCAACAGCAAACTGATTTCTCTCTTTAGAATTAAACTCTCTACCATTTTTCTTTTCAAATGCCTTGTTTTGTTGATTATAATTGTGAACTAATGTGTCTATTTCATATTCATCTCTTTTACCATCTTTGTTAAACTTCTCTAAGAACTTCATTTCGTCATACTCATCATAATTAGAATCGAATACTCTACCTGGTATCGCTCTTAAATATTCCCAACCGTGTAATAATGCTGACTTATATCTGAAGTTTCCTGAATTTAGTGTACCAGTTTCTGGACAATAATCAACTGGTGTATGATTAGGAACACCAGACTGTTTATATTCTTCATCCATCTTTTCACCTAATAAAGCAATCTGGTGATCGTGTTTATCAGCGGGATATAATTTTTCGTTGAGCGGATGCTCTTTCAAATCATTTACATTAACTAATCCGTTTTCATTTCTTATCATAATTTAACTCCTAATGTTATTAATATACCAAGCAGTAGCATTATTATAATTAATAATTCAAGTGCCATAAATGTATGATACCAAATCCACCTAGTCTTATATGCATTGTCGATGGATAGATCGTCAGGATCGGGTTCTTTATAACCTGTAATATCTGTTTTAGGATTTTGTTTCCAAAGTATTTCTATTGCTTTTTTAAACATAATAATTTTCTATGTTATAAGACGCCTGGTAACAACTCCAGGCGTCCACTACATTATGGATAGATTTAAGAATAAATATCTTCCTCACTATCATTGGATTCGGTTTGTGTTTCTTCTACTTCAGGTTGTCCCCAAGCAGCAACATCTTCGCCACCATCAATCTTAGTATATAAATCTAAGAATGAAGTTTTGGTATCAAGGTCGAATCTGTTAGTACACATTTGAATTGCCTTCATCTTATCTTTGAAGATTGAGAATGCCTCGACTATGTGGACTAATCTTCTGGTAGATATAATCTCATCAACGCCACCTTCATAGAAAGTTTTACGAATGATATCTGCCCAGTTGACTAGATCAGTAGCAAATTTCTCGTCTTGTTTACGAGTCAACTTTTTATCTGACATAACATTATCTAAAATTTTGTTTTCGATCTTGTTAGTAGGATAAGACTGTTCGACTGTGATTGGAAATCTCTCAAGAAATGCCTCGTTAAGAACATTGGTACCGATGAACTTACCATCATCTGAACCCTGCCCCTTAGTATTGGCAGTTGCAATCACATTGAAACCGTTTGCAGGTTGAACGAACTTGTTTATCTTTTTAAGAAAGACGCCATTGCCTTCTAAGATAGGTTGTAAACACATAATCTTATTTGACGCAAGGTCAATCTCATCTAATAACAAGAGAGCGCCTCTTTCCATTGCCTCGATTACAGGACCATTCTGCCATACAGTCTGACCATCTTGTAATCTGTAACCGCCTAGTAAATCATCTTCATCGGTCTCTATGGTAATGTTAACTCGGATACATTCTCTTTTGGTTTGAGCACATGCCTGTTGCACATTCATTGTTTTACCGTTGCCCTATAAACCAGTGATAAAGATTGGATAGAATTGTTTACTTGAAACAATTGACTTGATATCTTTGAAGTGACCCCAAGGC